CGCTGGCGGAGAAACTGGTGGTACTCCAGCTAGTAGTGAACGACCAAGTCGAGCAGAGTTTCAGAAACTTGTACGCTCGTCTAATCCAGCAGACCGTGCTAAGGCTGAGGAGTTATTTACTCTCTCAAGAGTCGTAGGCGGTTGGGCTGAACAAGCGTAAATCCATCTTTTATGGTTAGGCAACACCTTAATTGTCATGTCTTAGGTCACAGCGACCCAAAAGCTAAATATAAACCTTACATTTTAATTTAACTTTTATTAGATATGGCAATTAATACTAATTTCAACATATACGAACCAGAGGCGTTTGTAGAGGTAGCTCTAGCTAACCAATATCCAGACCGACCAATGGTATCTAAAGCCGTTACTAACGTAGCTGGCGCATCTATCGAAGGACTCGTTGCAGCTCGTAACAAGTCTGTAAACATCACTCGTGCGGTAAAGCCTACGGGTTCTCCTTCTTCTTACTCAGGTTCTTATAGTCTAGGAACTCCTGATGCTAACGAAGAAACCTTAACTATCAACAAGCACTACTACAACGGTTTCAGCATCGACAAGGCTGACCAAAAATTTGCACTTCCTGACTTAGTACAACAACACTTCGTACCAAGACTACACCAGCTCATTGACCAAATCAATGCTGATGTAAAAGTAGAAGCTCGCAAAGCGTTTGAAGTAGCTTTCGCTGACAACAACACCGACTCTACTGTAATGGACGATAATGACCTTGCAGAAGCTCGTAGAATTATGGCTTCTCGTAAGTTCACTACGGATAACCTAATGATGGTTATTGACCCATTCGTAGAGAAAGACTTGACCACCCTAAACATCTTCCAACAAGCTAACACTCGTGGAGATGCTGGTATTCAGTTAGGTGGAGCTATGGCTCGTGCGTATGGTTTCGACTTCTTCGTAGACAATCAAGGGTCAAGCCACACTGCTGCTACCGTAACTGATGCTGTTATAGCTGCTGATGAAGCTGTCGGACAAACTGAGCTAACCATCGATGATGGTTCTGGCGGTGCTGCTACTGTATCTTTAGCTGAGGGTGACATCGTTACTTTCGGTGCCGCTAAAGGTTCTGATGACTTCTACACTGTTGAGTCTCAAACTGGAAGTGTATTGACTCTTAAAGAGCCATTACGTGCCGCTGTTGCTGATGACGCTACTATCAACCCAGTTGATATTGCTTCTGGTGACACTGGTCGTGAGCAGTTCTTCTACGATCCATCTGCACTTGCTCTTGTAACTGCCGTAATGCCTTCAGTGGATAGCGGTTCAGGTTCAGGCGTAAGACGTGCTGCTGGTTTCGAGCCAATGAACAACGTAAACTACACGTTGACTGTAGAAGAAACCAAGTCAGGCGCTGACATCCTTATCGAAGTATTATACGGAGTTAAGGTGTTCCGACCAGACTTAGGTGGACGTTACATTCGTGGTAATGTAGCTAAGGCGTAAGCCCTAGTAAACTAATTAAGAGGGGAGTGGTTATCAACGCATGGTAACTGCCCCCTTTTTTTAAACCATGAACAGTAACATAATAAACATAGACGAGATTATGGACTATAAAGCAGTGATAGGAACCGTTGGTTTTCTTTCAAGCCTTACTCTTAATCAAGTATCTGCTGGCGTGTCTTTACTTATCGGTTTAGTTACTTTGGGATATATGACGACTAAATGGTACGGTGAATGGCAGCGTATCAAGCACGAACAAGAAAAAAGGAAATAACTATGGCATTTAGTAGCTTAACCCTTACGAGAGATGACATTGATGCGCTAGAAGAGTTGACGTTTAAAGGCGTTAACGTCACAGGAGGCACGACAACGCTCAATCTATCAGAAAAGGATAACCTGATATTGGACAAGGCAATTAAGCTCCTTAAAACGGATATACTAGAGCAACTAAGAGAATATATAAATGATGAGACATATAGCACGGAAGTAGCGTTACTTGATGCTATATATGCCATCGACACAGAGGACTTGTTAGTAGACCTGTTATCATACAAATTTTTAGAGATGTGGTTTGCACAAGACGCAACACATCAAGATAGTTTTTCGTTTCAGAAAGCTGGTAAATACTATCAAATGTATAATCAATATTTAACAGCTAACCTTAGAAGACTTAGTGGTTTACTAACGAAACCAAAGACTACTCCTAGAGTTAGATTCATGAGCTTGTATTGATATGACTTTAGGAGAAGCTGTACTTAAAGATATTCAAAAAATGACCTCTAGTAGGTCTACGCACATGAAGGAGGCTGTATCAAGGATTCAGCAAGAGTATGAGTCTAGCATAGATCGCCTTAACAAGTCAGCAATGGATCCGAATGGTAATCCTAGAGTGAAACTTACTAATAAAAAATATATATCTAAAAAACAGAAAGCTGGCAAAAAAAACGCTGCTGACTTTAACTACACGGGAAAAGCATATACAGAGTTGACTTCTAGGTACGGAACAGTATCAGGAAGCACTGCGGTTAAGTTTGAATATCCTGCAAAGGTGTATAACTACATGATTACCCATGAACAGGGTACGTCTAAATACAAGCGTAGACAATTCCCTAACGAAAATGACTCGCAAAACTCAGGGTCACCTGCTGGTAAACTAGTTGATAAGACAGCTGAGATATTAGAAAGAATGTTGAACAAACCTAGAACGTTAAAAGCTAAAGCAACGGTGACTAGACTTGGATAGAAACGCAATACTTAGTGGGTACGTATCTAACTATGGTTCTTACTCTAGCACTGACTCTAGATCAACCGTAGAAAAGGTATTGAAATATAGTGGTGATTCTTTCGATATTGTACAACGTGGAGACATTAAAACAGAAGTTGTTGTTTTTAGGTTGTTAGGTGGTAACACAGACTACCTAGTATCTGGAGACAAGCCAGTAGACTTAATACAACAGTTTCAAGCGATAGTGTACATAGAGCAATCAGATAGTCACTCTATTAAAGAGGCTAGATACGATAGAATGTTAGAAATATCTGATCAACTTATGGATTGGGCTACAGAGACAGAGGCTCGAACCATAAATAGTTCTTTGGACACACTGACTTTTACAGGAGTAGATCAAATAACGGAGCAAGATGGCTATTTATCTACTGTAGTTAATTTTGAAAGTATAATCCAAATATCCTAAACTAAACACAAAAAACAATGGCAAAGTTAATATTTGAATACGCTGAGATTCTTACATCTGCTGGATCACCACAATCTACTCCAGAGTATATTAAGAATATCACAGTAGAAGGAGTCGAAGTAGGACTCGAACCTGATACGGTAAATGTAGAAGATAATCGTGAAATATACGAGTCTTATACTGGTCGTATTGTAATAAGAAGCAAAGACACTAACTTTACTGCAGTAGGTGGCGCTGGAGCCACTACAGCTATATTTGATAGCAGTCTTGTTTCAACTAATGGAACCCTCCCCACCGAAGGAAGATTAAGACTACACGGTAAAACAGGTTCTCACGACATTACTACTGCAACCACTTACATTCAAGGACACAACGCATTTGACAATGGTCGTTTAGAGACTGTATTAGTTGCTCAAGCGTCTGACGTAGACGGTGAAGTAGCTATGGTAGTAGCCTCCGCCTAATCCTAACACCCTAACTGGTAGATAATCATGCCTACGCAACTAAGCAAATTAGCTTTGGTTAATACTTCTGACCTTACAGAGACATTACAGTTCTCTGTGGTTCAAGAAGGTGCGGCTGAAGCGTCTCGCCAAGTTATTAGCATTGAACCTAACACACAGGTCATTGAGAATAATCGTGAGATAATCACTAGCAAAAACTATAACATCACCGTTACTGGAGTATATAGCCAATCCGCTAAAGCTCAGTTGTTTACTTGGGCAGAGAACCGAACCAACCTAGTGTTCACTGGATATGGATTAGACGACTCCATTCTTCAAATGGAAGGAACCCTACAAATCAATAAGGGTTTTGAGGACAATATGTCCTTCAGATTCTCTAGCGCACGTGAAGCCAAAGGTGGATACGATTCCACTACGGGTAAGCACTCAGCAGAGATGTCCTACGTGAAGAATGGATTAGCCTTGTATGGTTGGCAAGAGGGTTCTACCTCTGGATTAGCTGCTGGATGGTCTACTGATTTTGAGGATACTTCCTTTAACAGTGGAACATCTGTTCAAGGGCTTCAAGAGTCTATTTCAGATGGCGCATCCATGTATCGTGACATCCACTTTCCGTTTCCAGCTAAGTCTTTGACTTTCAGTATTAACGTTACTGTTACCACTGACTTGACTGGTGCACTTATTGGAATACAATGTTACGATGAAAGCGGAGCAACAACTGGCGTTCAGGCTACTCAAAGTATTACTGGAACTGGTGTAGTACAAGTAACTAAAACACTTGTATCAGCCTGTGAATACGTTAGAGTATCCATTGAAGGTGATATTGATGCTGATTTTGGCTTTAAGGAGCCAACACTACAGCTTTCAACCGATTACGGTTTTGTAGAGTTTAACACATAATAACCCTAAAATAAAGCGAGCAATTTATGGGACGTATTACAAAAGTAACTGGCGAATTTATGGGGGTTCGGTTTGAAGTCAAGCCGACCCCTATTCGTTTTGATAAGGTAGTCGAAGGACGTAGAGAAATACTTATGGAATGGTACAAAGAAAATCATCCTAAGTTACATAAAAAGTTAACAAAGTCTGATGACATTATTGTTGATGACTATACGGCTGAAGACGTTGAAGCACTAAACGCATGGCGTTTGGATGAAGAGTTTCGTGCTAAGTATTGTAAGTACACTGCGGATCACTCTATGAAACTCAATAAAGAAATAAGTGATGAAACTTGGAAGTCTGACGAATTAGAATTAGGTACGCTTGAGGAAGCGTGGGATTTTTTTACGAACAGGCGACAAGTACCATCCAGTGGAGTCGGAGTACTTTAGAGTCATTAGACTTGCTCGCACCTAATGACCTAGTGGTTGAAGTTGGCGGTGCATACACATATTACTGTTATGTACTTGCTGACTTTGATCCACTGCGAGCGCAGGAACTTGTAGCCGATTGTTCCGTAGAAGACATAACCAAAGCAATGATGGCTCGTGAGGCTTACCACAGACCAGCAGACAACTAGAGTAATATGCCACAGTTAATATACGATGTACAATTTAAAATAGATCAGTCATCGTTGTCTGGTCTCAAGAACATTGTTGACTCAAGTACTACTGGTGAGGTGACTAAACTCACTGAAAAGATTGAGAAGCTAGAGTCTCAGCTAAATAAACTAAAGGGTACTAACCAAAAGGTTTCTAAAAGCACTAAACAATTTGTAAATGAGTCTAAGCAAAAAACTGATGCGGTTAAAAGAGATGATGCTATATTAAAAAGAGCGTTACAGACTAATAATTTACACGCCAAGTCTGTACAGGAAGCAGCTGTCAGGCTTCAAAATAATACTGCGGCACTAGAGAATAATACTAACGAGATGGCGGAAGCATCAGTTAGTACAAAGAGAACCGCTACTTCTCAGCAAGCGTTATCGAAAGAAGTAACTGCCGCTACAGGAACTATAACTAGAGCTACTAGTACTTTACAGCAATTTAACCAACAGGTTAACAGAAGTCAGAAGGGTTTTAAGGGGTCTAATAAAGAATTTGCAATAGCCAACCAAACGCTATTTGGATTTGGTGATTTAGCTCAGGATGCCACTCAGTTCAGTCAAGGTTTTGCTCAGGGTATGCGAGCCATTGGTAACAACATTGCATTTAACGCTGAGATGTTTGGAACTCTTAAAACCAGAACTGGTAGCTATATGGGCGCTTTTAAGGCTTTAGGAGCTTCATTTACTGGTGTGGGGGGTGCTATACTTGCGGTAAACGTTGCAGTCATGGCAGCTACTACCCTTCTCACTAAATTTAGTGGTAAGGCAAAAGAAACTGTTAATGATTTAGAAGAGTTTGTTGATGCTACTCAAGAATTAATAAGGGTATCATCGGCTGACTTTCTTGATATAAATTCATTAGAGGCGCAGAGACAAGGTCTTTTAGAAATTAAAGAAGTAGTAGAGGACCTTGAAAGGCAAGAAAGATTATTACTATCTGAAACTCAAAGGTATTCGTCTTATGTAGAATCTGAATCAAGAGAAGCATTAGAAGCGTTTAGAGAGCAAAATGAAGGTCTAAGTAAAATAGAATTAAAAGCTGTTGAAAAAGGATTAAAAGAGGTAAATGATAAATTAATCCTTAAAAATGCCTTATTAAAATTAAGCCCTTTAGCTGGTTTTAGATTAGGTTTAGAACAGTCCACCGACATATTGGTGAACAATTTTGAGGCTGGACTCATAAGAAGTAGTTCTGCTCTTGAATACCAGAGAGACCTTATACAGGATTATATAGACAGACTAAGAAAAGGTGATGTTGATACGTTAGAAGAGCTGGGTTTAGACAAAGACACGCCTCTAGCTCCTACTATACTTAATCTATTAGAACTTATTGATAAGTTATCGGACACGATACCAGAACTAAAGCCCATATTAACTCTAGAGGAGTTAGGGTCTGATATAGATGTGTTTGAGACGAGAATGATGAAGTTACCGTCAGGTCTTAAAGACGCTTTCGGAGAGGTCTTTCTAGAACTTGGACTAACAGATGTTCCTACTTTAGACATTCTAGGAGAAGAAGATGTATTAAAACAACAAGCAAAAGATCAGCAAGACGCTATCAGTCAAGTAATGGAGCTTGGCGTTGAAGCTAGAGCTGCTGAGGCTAACGCAGCTATGGAGTCGGCTATGGAAGGCTCTATTTTTATGGCTCAGAAAAAACTAAAAGAGCTTAAAGAGTCTTTGTTAAAAGAGAATGACTTATCAAGAAGAGAGGAGTTACAAGCGGCAGTCAACCAGCAACAAAAAATAGTAAACGCTTTAACCGCAGGGTTAGGTCCAGTAAGAACAGTATTAGATGATATAATTGATGCGTTCGACCCATCTAGGGTCATGATAGACCCTAACCAATTTTTTTCTGATGGGGTATCAGATCAATTTACACAAGATTTATTTGGCACTATAGATGTGCCTACCTTAGATATTATTGGTGAGGATGACGTATTAAAACAACAAGCACAAGACCGTGAACGAGCCATGACTCAGGTAATGAAAGATGGTGTTGATGCTCGTTTAAATGAAGTAAACAGAGAGATAGAAGGAAATAAAAAAGCCTTAACAGAAACTGAGATAGCTGAAAAAGGTAAACAAGCAGCTAGACAATTGGGTGTTCAGGGAGCGCAAGCTGTTTCTCAGGCTATACAAGGATTATTTGGTGAAAGCAAAGAGATAGCTATAGCTGAAACAATAATATCTACTTACTTCGCTGCACAGAAAGCGTTTGAATCTCAGATGTTAATACCTTCTCCAGATGCTCCTATACGAGCCAATATTGCCGCAGGAGTTGCAATAGCTCAAGGTTTAGCTCGTGTAGCTGCCATTAGAAGCACCGATAAAGGCGGTGGTGGCGGAGGCGGAGGTCGTGGTAGTTCAGGTGGTGGTGGAGGAATAGGGTCTAGGACTCGTGCCTCAGGACTGTTTGGTACTACTGACACCGCTAGTGGTAGCCCCCTTAATAATCAACCTTTGTTTACTCCTAATGCTAGTGAGAAAAACAGGGGTATAGCCGTTGTAGTAAATAACACCTTTGACGATAGAACTGTAGCTAGTGTAGCTTCTAATGGTAACGATCAGAGGAGGGGAGGAGCCGTTTCTGGCTTAGGATAATAATGGCTACTTTACCAGATGGAAACGTAATTACAATAACAGCCTCAGGAACACTTAGTGGTAATAAATCTATTCAAGTGGTCATGAAGCTCAGAGACAGGCACACTAGTACTACTCAAAGTTTGACTGGTACGTTATCTGACGTGGGTAACTTAAAGTTAGATTTAGACGTTCAAGAGGATAGTGACAACATAAACGACTTTGTATATAATTGTGCTGAGTTTAGTTTCTCTATGTTTTCTACTTTTGGAGATGGCACTTCTTTTGGTCCTTTCTTGAATGATTTATTATTGACGGACCTGATACAGGTAGAGGTTACTTATGGTGGTTTTAATAAGGATGTTTTCTTAGCCCTTAAAACAGATGTGTCTTATGACGAGCTAAAAAGAACATTTGCAGTAAAGTGTTTTACACCATTTAAGTTTACTAATCAAGTAACCGAATACGCTACCGCAAGTTCTAAATTAATATCATTGTCTTATAATGATGGCACAGTTTATAACTATACAGGTATAACGTGTAGAGACCTATTAGATTCCTATTTAAAAACGATTGGGGCGAGTACTAGCGTTAACAAGATTCAATCGTCATTTACTAAAACAGCTACTGACGTATTGGATACTAGCGGAGGGTCTTCAGATGTGTTTCATATGTTTGTTCAAAGCAAGGGTGTACATTCCTCTTTACCAACCCTTATATTAGACACAACAAATAGGTTTTTGGCTGACACCTTTGAAAGGGCTAGGTCAATTATACTAAAGTTAGGTATCGTTGAGTCCGCTATCATAGGGTCTCTATTTGGAGAGAACTTTTACGTCAGAAGAGATTATAATGGTAGTGACACTGATTACAAGGCTGATATTACCTCATCTGATTTGGAGGATTTTAAAATAAAGTTCAATAGTCCTAACATTAAAAGTATATCTATTTTAGCCAACAATATAGGGTCTTCAGAGTCAAGTACAGCTATAGCAACTGTGGATGTCTCTGCCACAAAACTTATGGATGTGAATATCGGTCTTTTTGCAAACACTCAAAAGTTAAATGATACTACTCCTCAAGCCGCTACAGTGACCGACCCTAGAGGTCTGTACGATGAATCAGACGCTGGACTTACTCTTGGTGATAATGCAATAGCTATATATAAAAAAATCTTTGGCGTAGGCACATCAACATTATTTTCTTTTACGGTGTTAGGTACAGAAAAAATAAAACCGTATCAATACATTGAGTTAGATACGGCTATATCTGATTTTGTAGATTCCAATAACAATAAAATAAGACCTTCATCTATAGAGTATGACTTAAAATCTAATAAGATCAAGGTAGAAGCATATAGCATAAATTAAATTGGCTAAGGTTAGCAACATAGTAGTCATTACAGATGCAGGCGGTACACAGACGCTAACCATTCAAAATTACTCTGAGTCGGATGAACTAGAGTTTTTTAACGTACCATTCGATGAAGCTATAGATGGGACGTTACGGAGCAATTTCAGAGACTTCAGGAGGAAGATAGGTCTTACCTACAATTTATGTACGACTCCTGCCACGTATCGCTCTATATGTAACAACATAGCTACAGACTTACTCAATGGTTCAGAGTTTATCTATATCGGTATTGATACTGACAACGTAATTAGAGTAGTTTTAGACGATGACTTCGCAAGTCGTGTTCAATACGCAAATCAACATGGCTTGTTCGTTCCAAAGATTAACTTTACTGCTTTCGAGTTAGGTCTTGAGATTACGTTGGATTTTGAGGATTGGCGCTACGTTTATGAAGACGTTACCGAACAACGTGATTACAGATTTATAAATGAGGGCGAAACAATTCAATTAGATTATGGCTTTATCGTCTAAATTATCAACCATTAATACAAGAGTAGATGTAGGTAATGGCTTTGTTAGTGGTGATTGGGAGTATAGATTTACCATTAATAATATGGTATCTGACTTGGGTCAGGTAAACTACGGTAGTGCATTTGACGAGGCAATAGATGGAAGCCTTCGGCATAACTTTAGGGGTTTCAGAATGAGCCTAGACCTTAACTGGCAAAAGCTATTATCTTCTACTGCAGAAAAAAGAACGTACACAACGAGCTGGGGTTCCTTTTCATCTAGCACCGTTGGCTCATTTCTTTCTGACTTAGTAGACGCTTTAGTTACTAACGGTGACGGTCACGTTGAAATATCTTTTGACGGAACGTTTGATGAGATATACAATACAGGCACACCCAATCTTAGTAGCGCTGACCACTTTAAGTTTGTGTTAGATTCAGCTACGTTTCAAACGGTCTACACTAATCAGATAGGCAGGAGTTCTTCAAACATTAAATTTGTTGGTAAAGAAATAATAATTGGTGTTCCAGCAGCAATAGAAGCACCATCAGTATAAGGAGCGTATGGCAACAGAAGTAAAACGTAGAAGAGGTACAACCGCACAGCACGTCACATTTACTGGAGCTGAAGCAGAGCTTACAGTAGATACCGAAAAGTGGACGGTACTGGTTCATGATGACTCAGGGTCTGCCCCAACTGGTAAAGAACTTCTTAGACAAGACTTTAGTAATGTAACTACGCTAAAAGTAAATACCACGTACTCAGAGACTGGTAACGAAGTGCAAGGCGAAATGTATTGGAACCCTGATGAAGAGACGGTAAGTCTCGTTACTAATGGGTCTACCTTAGAGTTAGGTCACAAGACAGAGGTTCACGTAAGAAATGATGACCCAGACCAAGAGACTATAGATAAAGGAAGTGTTGTTAATGCGTATGGAACCATTGGCAATTCAGGAAGGATAAAAGTAAAAAAGTTTCAAGCTGGTATTGATGACACAAAAACTATTCTAGGTATTACCGATGAAGACATAGCCTATGGAGGAGATGGTAAAGCCATTGTATTTGGTAAGATAAGAAAGATAGATACAGCAACGCCTGAGTCTGGAACATGGCAAGAAGGTGATATATTATACGCTAGTTCTACAGCTGGGGCGCTTACTAAGACTCAACCAACCGCTGGAAACGTAGAGTTACCCATAGCTTATGTAGTTAATAAGCATCAAAACGTTGGAGAAATTTTTGTTCGGATTACCCCTATTGACGAAAACGCCTATCAAGCGTATGACGCTGACCTTAGTGCTATAGCTGCCCTAGCTAAAACAGATGGCAACTTCATTGTTGGGAACGGATCGGCTTGGGTTACAGAGTCAGGCGCTACGGCACGTACTAGCTTAGGTCTTGGTAATGTAGAGAACGTTGCGTTAAGTACATACACTGGTCAAGGTGGTTCTCTAGATAATCAGTACATAACAAATGGTGCTGGGTACATTACTGGATACACCGAAACAGACCCAGTGTTTAGCGCTAGTGAAGCGGCTAGTATTACTTCTACAGATACTACTCAATGGGATGCGGCTTACACGTATAGCCAAGTAGGTCATCTGCCTTTATCGGGCGGAACCATTACAAGTGATTTAACCATATCAGGAAACCTTACAGTTTCTGGCACGACTACTACGGTAAATAGTACATCTGTAACCGTAGCTGATAATAACCTAACCCTAAACGCTGGAGAAACAGGAGCTGGTGTTACTCAAGCAACATCTGGTATCGTTGTAGACAGGGGAACAGAAGCAGACTTTGCGTTTTTATTTGTAGAAAGTGACGATAAGTTTAAGGTTGGAACGAGTGGTAACCTGCAAACGGTAGCTACGAGACAAGACGATGGAACTGCCACTGATGGTGGTATCATGTACTTTAACAATACCGATAAGAGGCTAGACAACTCTAGTAACGCTACGCTAGATGCTAGTGGTAACCTTACGCTAGCAGGAACCATATCAGCTAGTGGGTACAATAATTCAAATTGGGATACAGCATTTGGATGGGGCAACCATGCTAGCGCTGGGTACCTTACCTCATACACTGAGACTGATACGCTATCAGACGTTACTGGTAGAGGCGCAAGTACTACAGACCCTATAACCATAGACACTTCTTCGGCTAGCTCTGGTAACGTGCTTAGTTTACTAGGTTCTGCTGGTAACATAAATTTTTCGTACACAGGTAGAACCATTACGTTTAGCTCTGTGGGTACAATTACGGCTGGGTCTAATGATTTGACGCTGGCTGGCAGTCAAGTAGTTGTTGATACGAACCTGTATAATGACGGTAACGCAACGGTAACTGGTAGCGTAACTGCAGGGTCTATCATTAAAGATGGTGGAACGTCTGCTCAGTTCCTAAAAGCGGATGGTAGCGTTGATAGTAATACGTACCTTACAAGCCTTCCTACTCACAATCATAACAACCTATACTATACAGAACTTGAGATTAACGAGTTTCTTGATGGCACTAACGCCATAAGCGGTTATAACAAATCTAACTGGGATACAGCTTTTGGCTGGGGAAATCATGCAAGTGCTGGATACTTGACGTCATACACCGAAACAGATCCAGTATTTTCTGCAAGCGCTGCTAGTGGAATTACGTCTACTAACATAAATAACTGGAACTTAGCGTACAACAATCACATCACTGCGGTTGGATTCAATACGTCAACAGGTGTTTTAACCCTTACTCAAAATGATACAGGTACAATTACCGTAGACTTAGACGGCAGATACCTAACAACAGAAACTGGAGACATACAAGGAGTTACCGCAGGAAACGGTCTTTCAGGGGGTGGAACTTCTGGAACGGTAACGTTAGCAGTAGATTTTAGTGAGCTTCCTAGCAATCCAGCAGTAAGCATAGATACTACAGATCAGATTATATGGTATGAAACAGGATCTGGAACGGAGAACAGAACTAATATAAGCTCTTTTCCATTGTCTAAATTTAACAATGACTCTGGGTTTACTAGCAACGTAGGAGACATTACCGCTGTAACCGCAGGAACTGGTATTAGTGGGGGAGGAACAAGTGGAAGCGTAACTGTTTCTCATGCAACAACTTCTACGCTAGAGGGATCTTATGGAAGTACCTCAGATGGAACTAAGATTGATAGTATTACGGTAGACGCATTTGGTCACGTAACCGCCATTAGTACAGGAGCCGTTGGAGATATTACTGGAGTAACCGCTGGAACAGGTCTTAGCGGTGGCGGAACGTCTGGAACGGTGACTCTTAACGTGTCAGGTCTTACCACCTCAGAGTTTAGTGCGGCTACCATATTAAACTCAGCCGAAACGTTTACGTCTAGTGACGCTGTTATAATGACAAGTGCCGCTATAGAGTCTTACGTTACAGGTCTTGGGTATACAACCAACACTGGTGACATAACTGGAGTTACAGCAGGTAGTGGTTTATCAGGTGGCGGAACTTCTGGAACCGTAGAACTTAGCCATGCTGACACAAGCAGTCAAGGTTCGGTAAACAATAGTAACGGTACAGTTATTCAAGACGTAACTTTAGATACGTATGGTCACGTAACTGGTCTTGTGTCTTATAATTTAGACGGTAGGTATTACACTGAGACAGAAGTTGATACAATATTAGACGATTACTTAACCAGTATTCCATCTCAATACCTTACCGAGACAGAGGGAGATGCTAGATACTTGCAGTTAACAGGTGGATCATTAACAGGCGTTCTTGACTTTAATAATGTATCAGGAAGAGCAATAACCATAACTGCTGATACATACTTAGATGGAAGGGATGCTTCTATTTATTTAGGCAACGCAACAAGTAACTACGGTTGGGATTTAGAATATCAAGGGTCGGGAAGTGGTAATAATAATAAGTTACGTTTTGTATCTACTAACAACGGAACGCCAAAAGTAGCATTTGAAGCAACACAAGATGGTGTTGTTAATTTAGCACAATCAGGTGCAACTATAGCTGGAAATACTATATTCCACGATGGTTACCACCCAAATGCTGACAGACTTACGACTTCAAGAGAAATAATATTAGGAGGTGACCTTACTGGTTCTGCTTTTTTCGATGGGAGCTCAGACATTACTATATCTGCACAAGTAAGTAACAATAGTCATACTCATGACGATAGATACCTTCAGTTATCAGGTGGTACGCTTACTGGTAATTTAGAAATTTCTAATGGGTCACCAACCATAGCATTTGAAACTGGAGCAACACATTATAATTGGCAAATTGGTGCGCAAGAAAATGTTGATGCGGGATTTGAAATATCAGTGGGTAGTCAAGATGCTAATGCAGGAGATGATACGTTTAGCCCAAAATTAGTAGTTAAGCAAAGCGGTAACGTAGGTATTGGTACTTCGAGTCCTTCTCATAATTTAACTATAAATTCAGCAACAGGCGGTCAATTACAATTTCAGTATAATACATCAAATCTTTTAAGAATTGAAGCCGATTCAGGAGGAGGTTCTTATTACGCTGCTGCGGGATTTTACCATAGGTTTTTTACTTCAGGCAATGAACGTATGCGCATTGGAAGCGGTGGCGATATATCCTTTCGTGATAGTGGAGCAAGCGAAGCCTTTTATTGGGATGCAAGTGCAGGAAGTCTTGGGATTGGTACTGATTCGCCTGCGTTTTCAAATGGAAGTGGTTTAGAAATAGAAAAAGCAGGAATAGCTACATTAAGGTTGCAAAATACAAGTACGGCAAAAGCTACTGAAATAATACAAGGCACTAATTTTGAAATTGATACTTTAAATTCGGGTATGGACATCATACTTGATGCTACTACTGATACTATTTTTGAAATAGCAAATAATGAAATAGCAAGAATAAATTCTACGGGTTTAGGGATTGGGACAGGCGCAACTGTTGATGACAAATTTCATATAATAGGTACTAGCACAAAGATACAAGAACTAGGTCAAACTGGTATTACTATGAAGTTCAATCATGGTAATAATGCTAGTGTAAATTCAGATATAAACATCGCCAATATAAAGTCTTTTGTAAGTAGTGGCAGTTCTGGCTTTGAAGGCGGTGGTCTTACGTTTGAAACTAAACCAACGGCAGGTTCTGCAACCCCACGCATGACCATCGATTCAAGCGGTAACGTATTGGTGGGTAAGAATACAAGTGGAGTAGCAAACACTGGCGCTGAATTACGAAGCGGTTCATCAAATCACGCAGTAATTGCCACATCTGATTCAGAAATTCCAATGTTAGTGAATCGTAAAACTAATGACGGAGATTTAATTAAGTTTTATAAAGACGGTTCAGCAGTCGGAAGTATTGGTACTTCAGTAGGTTCTACTTATATCGGTGGGAATAGTGATGGTGCAATTTACTTTAACGGAATTACAGATATCCGACCTTGGAACAAATCAACACAAGCTAATTTAGACAATTCAATAGACCTTGGTACTTCATCTGCACGCTTCAAAGACCTATATCTAGGTGGTAATGCTAATATTGATGGTGACCTTGAGGTTGGTGGAGACGTTACTTTTACGAATCTATCAACTACTACTGGAACTACTGTTATTACCTATGACCAAGGAGGTAATTTAGGTGCTAGAGTATTAGGTTCTAATGCCTTCGATAGTACTTCGTATTTACCATTAACAGGTGGTACGCTTACAGGTGGATTGACTGTGACTGATTCAGGAACAGGAATCAAAATTGACACAGGTGGTCATGCTTCTTTAAGGTTAGACAGGGCAAGTCTTGCATATGACAACAATATTTTGTTCTATACGGCAGGCTCACTTAAATGGCGATTATGGCAAGACGCAAGTGATGACACTTTAATGATTCGGGATGAAGTTAATTCTTCAAACATGGTCACGTTTAAAACAGGGGGTAACGTTGGGATTGGTACTACTGATCCTTTATATCCTTTTTCATTAGAAAGCGCAACGTCTGGGCTTATATCAAGAATATATAATACCAATGCTGATG